GTAGCAAAAATAAGAAAAAGTGGAAAAACAAGAGCACATAAAATTCAAGCTGCTGTAGCTATGGAACAAAGAGCAGGAGTAATGGGTAAAGCATCATCAGCAGGTGTCTATCGTAAATTTATTGATTCAACTAAAAGAAGTAAAAAAGCTAAAGGTGGTCTTATAAGTGGAAAACCAAAACTTGCATTGAGAGGTTTTTAATGGGAGATATATCTTTAAAAGGAAAAGGCAGAGCAACAATGGCAACAGGTGGTAGAGCCGATAATATGCCTTCTAAAAACAAAAAGAACTTTAGACCTACAAAGTCTGGGGCGGGTATGACACGAGCTGGTGTTATGTCTTATAGAAGAATGAATCCCGGCTCAAAACTATCAACTGCGGTCACTGGTAAAGTAAAGCCAGGATCTAAATCTGCTAAGAGAAGAAAATCATACTGTGCAAGATCTGCCGGTCAAATGAAAATGTTTCCTAATGCAGCAAAAGATCCTAACTCTAGACTTCGTCAAGCTCGTAGAAGATGGAAATGCTAATATAAACAAAAGGAGAATGTGATGAATGAAGTAGATGTAGCAAGTAAATTACAACGATTTATGAAAAATCAGTTGGCTAATTTAACAACCATGATTACTTCAGGTGGGGTTGACAATATGGAAGAATACAAGTATATACTTGGACAAATTCGTACATACGAATTTTTATTACAGGAAATCTCTAACCTGCTAAACACAAAGGAGCTAAAACAAGATGCCGGAAACGTTATCAAACTCGACTGAAATACCAAAGACTGTTCTAGGTCTTGAAGAAAAATATCAAAAAGAAAATAAAAAAATTGAAGATAAAACTATAAGAGCAGAAAACATTTCTGAATCTTTAGTTGATAGTTTACCCAATCCAACAGGTTGGAGATTATTAGTATTACCATTTACCCCTAAAGATAAAACTAAAGGCGGAATTATTATTGCACAAGAATCATTAGATAAATTAAGAATAGCTACAAACTGTGGTTATGTTTTAAAAATTGGACCGTTAGCGTATCATGATAAAGAAAGATATCCGACTGGTCCATGGTGTAAAAAAGGAGATTGGGTTATCTTCGCGCGCTACGCGGGCTCGAGATTACCAATAGAAGGTGGAGAAGTGCGACTACTAAACGATGACGAAGTACTTGGGACTATAAAAAATCCTGAAGATGTTCTTCATCATATTTAAACATAGGAGGCACTATGCCAATAGAAGATAAAAAAAAGGAACCGATGATAGACGTAGGCGAGGAAGAAGGCGCTGAAGTTACATTGGACAACAACGAGCAGACGAAAGCCGTTGCAGGAGAGAAAAAGGAAGAGAAGATTGAAGTCATACAAGAGGAAGAAAAACCTGTTGTTGAAGCAAAGGTTGAAAAACCTGTAGAGAAAAAAGATGAGTTAGAGGAGTATAGCGAAGGCGTTAAAAAACGTATTGCTAAACTAACTCAAAAAATGAGAGAAGCTGAAAGACAAAGAGAAGAAGCAGTATCTTATGCTCAATCTGTAAAAAGAGAAAAAGATCAAATTGAATCTAGAATATTAAAAACAGATGAAAGATATGTATCTGAATTTGAAACTAGAGTTACTTCTAGTTTAGCAAATGCTAAAATAGCTCTTAAATCAGCAATAGATAGTCAAGATGTAGATGGTCAAGTTAATGCACAGCAACAAATTGCTGAATTAACTATGGAAGCTGCAAGATTAAGAACAATGAAAGTTGCTCAAGAAGATTCTGTAGCTAGACAAAAAGAGGTTAATATTACACCTCAACAAACTACGCAAACTGCACGAGTAGATCCTAAAGCAGAGGATTGGGCATCCAAAAATAATTGGTTTGGTCAAGACTCCGCAATGACTTACACTGCGTTTGATCTGCATAAAAAACTTGTAGAAGAAGAAGGTATAGATCCAAAAAGTGATGAATATTATGAGGAAATTGATAAGAGAATAAGACTTGAATTTCCCCACAAATTTGCTACAAAGGAAATAACTACAACTACGGAAAGAGCAAAACCTGCTCAAACTGTAGCTTCGGCTAATCGTCCTAGCCAATCAGGACGCAAAAGAACAGTGAAACTCACACCTTCACAAGTAGCAATTGCTAAAAGATTAGGTGTGCCACTTGAAGAATATGCGAAACATTTAACCACGAAGGAGGTATAGGCATATGGTAAACGAAAAAAATACAATTAAGACTTCCCGTGCGAGCGAAACTAGGACTAAAACAGATAGACCTAAAGTTTGGACTCCACCATCATCTCTGGATGCACCACCTGCGCCAGACGGATTTAGACATAGATGGATAAGAGCCGAGAGCGTTGGCTTCGATGATACGAAGAACGTTTCAGGCAAATTGAGATCTGGTTGGGAATTTGTTAGAGCGGATGAATATCCTGACTCTAATTACCCACAAGTCAAAGACGGAAAATACGCAGGAGTCATTGGAGTTGGCGGCCTAGTGCTGGCTAGGATACCCGAAGAGATCGCAAAATCTCGCGAAGAGTACTTTGCAAAAAGAACTCAAGACCGAGAAGAAGCTATTGCAAACGATCCTTTTAAGGAACAGCACCCAAGTATGCCCATCAGCAAAGATAGGCAAACTCGTGTAACTTTTGGTGGCTCAAAGAAAAACTAATTATTTAGTAATTCCTATCCAACAAAGTTTAAAATAAACTTAAGGAGAAAATAAATATGGCAAACTCAACAGTGGCCTTCGGTTTCAGACCGTTAGGCAAACTTGGTGGGAACCCAGCTGCAGGCGGACAAGATCAATATGTGATCGTGGACAACTACAGCTCGTCTATTTTCCAAGGAGACCTTGTTAAGCTAAACGTTACTGGCGGAGTTATCGTAGTTGATACTTCAGCTCTGACTAGTATTTTTGGCGTATTCAATGGTTGCCTGGTAGAATCAGACCCATCGACAAAAAAACCAAAATGGTCAAATTTTTATGCACAAACGAATATCACTCAAGGTGAAATTCAGGCGTACGTAATAAATGACCCTAACCAATTGTACCTCGTTAAATCTACAGGAACTGCTTTAGGAACTACTGCGGTTGGAACTAGCTTTGATCAAGTGTATGCAGCAGGTAATACCAACAATGGTATTTCTGGTGCTTATATAGATCTTGGAACTTCAGCCACGTCAGCTAATGGGCAATTAACTGTGGTGAATACTTCACCATTCATAGGTAACGAAGAGACTGTAACAAATGAAGATTTCATTGTTAAATTGTCTCCAGGTCAACAATTACTATAACAGGAGAATAAACTATGGCTATATCACGATCACAACTAGTTAAGGAACTAGAACCAGGTTTAAACGCTCTGTTTGGACTTGAATATAAACGTTATGACAGCGAACACGAAGAAATCTTCGTAAAAGAAACATCTGACAGAGCTTTTGAAGAAGAAGTTATGTTATCAGGTTTCGGAAACGCTGCCATCAAAGCGGAAGGATCTGGTGTCAACTACGATCAGGCACAAGAAACTTTCACTGCAAGGTATACGCATAATACTATTGCTTTAGCATTCGCGATCACTGAAGAAGCGATCGAGGACAATTTGTATGATAGACTAGCGTCTAGATATACAAAAGCTTTAGCAAGATCTATGGCGAATACAAAGCAGGTAACTGCGGCTAACGTATTGAATAACGGATTCAGCACTTCCTTTTTAGGTGGTGACGGATCTCCTTTATTCTCTACGACTCACGCTACAATCTCTGGAACATTTAGAAACACGCTTTCAACACAAGCTGATTTAAATGAAACATCTTTAGAGCAGTCTTTAATTGACATCGCTGCTTTCACAGATGAAAGAGGTTTAAAAATTGCAGCTCAAGGAGTGAAATTAATCATCCCTTCTGAACAGCAATTTACTGCAGACAGATTAATGTCTTCTGCTGGTAGAGTTGGAACAGCTGACAATGATATCAATGCAATCAAAAACAAAGGAATGATTTCACAAGGTTATGTTGTGAACCATTACTTAACTGATTCTGATGCATTCTTTATCATGACAGATGTACCAAATGGCTTAAAGTACTTTGAAAGATCACCAATTAGAACTTCTATGGAAGGTGACTTTGAAACTGGTAACGTAAGATACAAAGCTAGAGAAAGATACAGCTTCGGCTTTTCTGACCCTAGAGGTGCTTTCGGTTCATCAGGAGCATAAGAACTTTTTTTTATGGGGCGAGCTTGACTCGCCCTGTAAATCAATATAAAGACATCCGTGAGAAGATGACCTACCTAATAAAAGTATTTACAAACGGCATGAAAATCCAATTTACATTGGAATCTGAACCCATAAACACTACAGAATCTTTACATCAGAAAGTACTTGACTTTCTGGGAAAAACAAGTAAAGAGCAATTAGAAAAAATGATTAGTCATAAACAGATTAGTAATTTTTTCTATATAACCTATGAGGAGGTTGAACGTGACATCATTGTCCCAATCGCTTCTGGCCAAGAAAATAGACTTGGAGTCACAGTGGAACAGGTCTTATCTTGAACAGGGAAAACTAACTACTGATATGCAGTGGTTGGAAGTGGAGTTGAAGGAAGTCAAAAGACAAATTCTTCAACAGGATCTTGACGCCGCTAGACAAGAGAATAATCTTGTTTTAAGCGAAGAAGAAGATCCAGCATTTATAGCTAGTTAAACTAGTTATATAATTGGAATAAAAGTGAGACAAACATAAGCCATCCCTTGCTCTTTTCAAAAAATTAAGCTATATTTATAGAACTATATATTAACTTCTGATCTAGACGCATATAGTCGACGGCCTAGAGACTAGATTGGAATAACTAGGAGAATAAAACTATGGCAACAACATCATTCCAAGGGATCGTAAGATCATACGGAGGACAAGACAAATCAGTAACAACACCAGGTGTTGTAGTATTATCTGAAGTAATTTCATTTAATGCTGCAGCGACCGCAGCTTCTTTAACACCAGTTAGAATTGGTACATCAGCAACAACTGGTGCTACATTCGTTCTACCAAAAGGTGCTATACCAATTTCTTTTACAGTAGTAGTAGTATCAGTAGGTGCTTCATCTACAATAGATATTGGAACAACAGCTGACGTTGATGGTTTCTTTAATGAAGTAGCTTCGGTTACAAAAGGATCAATCAAAGGTGCAGATGGTGCATTAGTGATAGCAGGTGGTATACCAGCTAACGCTACTGTAGCAGCTTCTGTTGGAGCAACTGCTGGAACTGGAACAGTTACAGGAGTATTCACATATACAATTGCGGATAATGCTCAACCAGGTGAGTCACAGTCGTTATAATAAATTAATTTTTAAGGAGCTCGAAAGAGCTCCTTAAATTATAAGGAGATAAAATGAGTTACAAAAGTGATGTAAAACCAGTTTATATTGCTGCTGCTAATGCAGTTGCTTTTGCTGGAAGAACAAGACTTCGAGGATACGTTGTTCAATCAACTGGAAGTTCGGGAACATTAATTATTAATGGTTTAGCAAATGCTACAACTGTTAGTTCTTCAACTAATACACAAGTATTTTTTACAGTATCTGTTGGAGCAGGACAAACTGAAACTTTAAATATTCCAGAAGACGGAGTTTTATATGCTCAAAATAATGGAACTGGAATTGTAGATGGTATTGGTGTAACAGCTAACGCTTCAGCATTAACGGCAGTATTATTTATAGATAAATAGGAGAGTAGATGACTACCTCTGGAACTACAAGTTTCAATCTTGAACTAGATGAGCTTTTTGATGAAGCTTATGGACGTGTAGGTATTGGAACAGCTAGATCCGGTAATCATTTAAAAACAGCAAGAAGAAATTTAAATATTTTATTAT